GGGGGGGGGAGAAAAAACTACTTAATATCAACATTTTCTGAAAAACTTTTCGGCCGATCGATTTCACTAGTAAAATACTGGATTCCTTGTTTTTCCAGATATTGGATTGTCGACATTACTTCTCACAAATAAATTCAATTTATATTCGAATATCGAATGGTGGGACCCTGCTGGAAATTAAAACAAAAGCATATAATAAACAAATGGCATTTACTCGATTTCATGATGACCCGGTAAGAATCCAAAAACAATTGCAAGAATCTACGTATTTAGGAAGATACCAATTGAATACACCTGGACCTGGTATTCATTTACCGTTTATGGAAGATCCTCATGTCCGATTACAGAAATGGGGAGCGAATTTACAGAACAATACAGTGGATCTCGAAAGTTCTTTACGATCACTTGATCGACCATTGAATCGAGATTTGATCCAAGAGAATAATTATAAAAATCAAGGAGTGAAACTCGCAGAGTCTAATCTTCCTTATGGTGGCTATTCTATTCTGCGGCCATATGTGGAGCAGTCTCGTGCTAGTCAACCTGCTTGGATGTATAAAGAATTGGAACAATCCAAGTGGGAAATTCCTTTAATAAACCCGCAATCGCTTTCGCATTTAGAAACACCTTTTCAAAAAGATTTGTCGACGAGACTTTTAGAAAGAGATCACTATGTTCCGAGAAACATCTAAGCAGCTCGATTGTCGTTAGAAAAATGATATGTGTATATATATCATATTTATGGAATTAGCAATCCCTTTAGTTGCATTAAGTGGGTTATATATAGTATCGAAAAATTCGAAGAAATCCAACACTTCTTCCGCTTCTTCTGAACCATTTATCAATTACCGAAATGCAAGAAAAACCGAAGAACTCCCAAATACCGACCAACCAAATAAGAATTACCCCATGGAGTATCCCATAAATCCGACGACTCAGGAAATTGACCAAACTTCAAAACTATCCGTGACATATAAATACGATTCTCCTTCGGTATATACAGACAAGTATTTTAATCAGGATTCGTACAAACAAGACCCAGGAGTGACATTTACGAGTATGACTGGAGATAAGGTAAACAAAGATTATTTCAACCACAATAATATGATTCCTTACTTTGGTGCGAAAAATCGCTCGACCATTTTAGATCCAGAATCAACTGAAGGGGTACTTGATAATTATACCGGTGCTGGAACCAATAATATTTCAAAGGTAGAACAGTCACCTTTATTCGTTCCGGGAGAAAATTATCATTTCACACACGGAGCACCAAATAAGAACGATTTCTTCCAGTCTAGAGTAAATCAGAGCATGCGGATGGCGAATACAAAACCATTTGAAAGTCAGAATGTCGGCCCTGGAATAGGTTTAGGTAGTTCAAATGAAGGAAGGGGTGGGTTTAACTCGGGAATGGAAATGAGAGAATCCTGGATGCCGAAAAACGTGGATGAAATGCGCACTGATAATAATCAGCGCGCAGGTGGTATTGGGATGCTGGGACGTGAAGGTCCCGCTACGTCGATTATTAAGAATTCAGCACATGTCGGGACAATAGGAAAACTTGAAAAAAATAGAGTGGATCGGGCTTGGGAAAATGGACCGGAGAGATATTTCACTACTACCGGTCAAGAGAAAGGTCAGACTTTGAGACCCATTCCGATTGACCGAGATGTTTCTCGTCCTGAAACATCAGTGTCTTATACCGGCATTGCTGGAGCCTATATGCCTGAAATGTACACGACGGGAGAATATTTCGACTCAAAACATATGGATCTTGGACCCATTCCTATTGGGGTGGCTAGTGCAGTAGGTAGAAAAGAAGCGACTGCTGGAGACTACGGAATAGAGGGTAAAAAAGCCTATCCTAATAATCGTATGACAACGGGTGATGAAACGTATTTCGGTGCGTTTGGAGGTGCCATTGGTGCAGTTATTGCGCCACTTTTAGACGAGTTACGTCCATCAAGAAAACCGTTAGGAACCATGCGTCCGTATCAAAATGCACAATCGAAAGTCGCATCATCTTATTTATTTAATCCAGGAGACCGACCGGCGCCAACGATCCGTGAAATGACTGAAAAGAATAATTTCGTGTCAGGCGCGAATAAAAACCAAAATGGAGGGGCATATACAGTAACGGGCCATCAGGCGTATGCTAATGAAAGAGATAGTACAAATGTATCTTATTCTGGTAATGCGTCAAGTCGGGGTAAAGCAGCAATGCCTTATGATGCTGCATTCAGACAGACAAATAACGAAATTAAATCATCGACCATTAGAGGTCATATGGTTCCTGGATCGACGAATATGTTGAATTCGTCCATTAACCAGCGAAATAGAGAAGGAGAAATCCAGAATGTGCGACCGGTTTCGAAAACAAGTGCTCCGAGTAAATTATACGGAGTAGAAATGATGGGACAAGCGCATAGTAAACAATCGTACAATAGCAACGTACAGATGGAGAGGAATAGCCCGGAAATGTTGAATGCCTTTAAAAGTAACCCGTACACTCATTCCTTGACGAATGTACCCTGATATGAATGAATGAATCGTGTTCACTTGTTTTTGAAAAATATCCAAAAATAAATGATGAAAATTAAAAAACTTATGCGCTGACATTATAGGTCATTCCAACGTAAGGAATAAATCCGCGGGGTCTGCGTCCGCCCATGTTCCACATAGACAGTCTTCCAGGATTCGAAAGAAGACGACTCGTCCATGAATCGCGGCCGATCATATGGGGATATCCAGCAGAAGTAGGATAGCTTTTTGCGTCAATAGAAGATATTCGTGTGTGGCGGTGTGCAACTTTACTCGAGTAAGCCATTATATACTATATATACTGCTTAAAGATATTTATTTTTACACAAAATTGATTTCGAAAACAAATATAAAGGCTTTCGTATATTAAATAAGAATAAACGATGAATTTGTCGAAAATTTCTAAACGCGACGACGATTTGGTGGTACAAAAGAACGCACTCGGGAAAGAACAATTTATTTTTGACCCGTACAACCCCCTAAATCACGAAATCACACCAGTAGAAATCGAAAAGTTGTTACAAAAACATAATGTAAATTTGAAAATAAACAATTTTACATTGTACAAGAGGGCGTTCATTCACAAATCCTACATAAAGAGACCTCAGCTATTGAACGAGTTGAATAATATTACAATAGTCGAGCAACCGAAGGATTGTGTAGGACTCTACACCAAGTCGAACGAACGGTTGGAATTTCTAGGGGACGGTATTTTGGAATGTATTGCCAAATTCTATTTATACAAACGTTTTCCTAAATCAGATGAAGGATTTATGACCGATACAAAAATTGAATTGGTGAAAAATGAAACAATCGGCAGAATAGCCTCTGAAATCGGGTTTCCAAAATGGTTTATGATTTCAAAGCATACCGAACAAAAAAACTTGCGACAAAACTTTAAAAAATTGGGCTGTTTGTTCGAGGCATTTGTAGGTGCCTTATTCCTGGATTTCAACCGTATCAGTATCCACGATGAAGATAAATGGTTTGATAATGTGTTTCAATGTGGTCCGGGATTTCAAGTCGCGCAGTTGTTTGTAGAACATGTTTTTGACAATTATATAGATTGGACCCGTATTACAAAACAGTCGGAGAACTACAAGAGACCGTTGCAGGAATTATTACAAAGCGAGTTTAAAACGACGCCACATTTGATGGAAATTGTTCCTTATTCGAATGAATCTGGATATACGATGGGAGTTTATCTCGTATTAGGCGAACCGACGCATGGGAAAACACACAAAGGAGCATTATCCAAGTCGACGTTTCAGTCATTTGAAGGCATCCACATTCACATGGCGCAAAATTCGTGTATTTACTTGTTTTTAGGAGAAGGTACACACAAGATAAAGCAAACTGCTGAACAATCTGCGTGTAAAAATGCAATCGAGTTATTGAAACAATTCCATGATTTTGGGTCAGTTATCGGGAAAGTTCAACAAAAACACGCTGCATTTACTTGAATAGTTTGGGTGAAAAGAAGAAGAAAACAATTTATATTTACAATATATACTGTTTCAAAAACATGATTCGGAATGTTTTATACGCAACACTAGAGAAAAAAGGAATACCAATCAAATTTGACGAAGCACGAAAAATTGCCGGCGATGATGATAATGATATACCTAGAAAAACATTGCAAATAAGTCAAAAATCGAATTTGGACCGAAATAGCATTTTAGAACGCTTAAAACAGAACAATAGATTGGTAACTTATTGTAAAGTTCCAGATAAAAATGTCGAAGAAGCATCTATTGAAACCGAGGAAGACACGGAAAAGGAAATGGGAAAAAAAGAATCTATATTGTTGTTGGAAGAAGACGATGAAGAAGAAAACGAAAAAGAAGAAGAAGAGAAAGAAGATAATGAAAACAAGGAAGAAAACTTTTTTCCGGAAGACGAAGAAGAAGAAGAAGAAAAAGACGTGCCCATGCCGCAAGAAAATCCCGATAATATGGAAATTGATAAAACAGAATCGAAATCAGTATTTGTTATATGTGCAAAAACGAAAGCGGCGCCAGGTACTGCAACTGGTGAAGATATTGCAAAACCCGATAATTTCAAAGAACTTGGTTTACAGGAAGACTGGCGTGGAAAATTATGCAATTCATATCCAATTGACCCTTTCGAAATCGAAGACATAAAATGGACAAATGTACACCACTATCTTATTTATGCAAAATTCAAACCCAAAGATGAATTCGCAAAGCAGTCATTAATTGAATCATATGAAACTGCAGTCGCAGCCGAGAAGACGGGTTTTATAAAGGGGAAAAACGAAAAAGGAAAAACAATCAAAATTGCCTTAACCATTGATCCTGAATTCGAAAGTATAAAATCAAACCTCATTTACCATGCATTGTACGTGAAATTCTCAACAAATATAGAATTAATGAAGATTTTATATTTAACTTATCCCGCGAAACTGACCGCTAGACAAGGAAAGGATATCGAAGACTTCAAAGAGCTGGAAGTACTGCGTAGCCAATTCATGCCTTTTTTTCGTAGTAAATTCGGAAAAGAAGTAGCAGCAGCTGCAATTCCCCCGAAAAATGGAAGAAAAGGTAAAGATAAAGATAAAAATGTCCTATTGGATAATAATAATAATAATAATAATGTAAATAAAAAATATTCAGAAGAAGATTTGAAGAAAGTGTTGAAGCGACTGCCGAAACGAGAGCAGATTATCATGCGTAAAAACGAATACTACATGTACAATCGCATGAATTTCCACAGAGAACTAAAGACTCTTTTCAATAAACATGAAAAAGCAGTGAAGAATGGCGACGACAGGGATGTACCCAATGAACTTCTTATCCATCAGCGTGTCGTGTCGGAATATTTAAATCTATATACTCCTTACCGCGGGTTACTCATTTACCACGGTCTTGGTTCAGGAAAGACATTCACAAGTGTTGCTATTGCTGAAGGCATGAAAACGAGCAAACACGTCGTGGTTTTATTACCGGCATCATTACATTTCAACTATGTTGCCGAGCTTGAGAAATTCGGGGATCCTTTATACCGTTTCGATCAATACTGGGAGTTTGTTAAAACAGAAGGGAAAGAGGAATTAATTGGAGTGTTTGCGAAAGCATTGTCTCTGAGTACAGAATATGTTAGAGAAAATGGCGGAGCATATTTGGTTGATGTTTCGAAACCATCGAATTTTACCACGCTTTCCGCAGATGAGCAGGAAAAAATACGAAAACAAATCATTAAAATGATTGAGCAGAAATATAGTTTCATCCATTATAATGCCGGACAAACATTCGCTGCTAAGCTGACCGATCTAGGTAAACAAAAAGGACAAGAAAATCCGTTCGACCATTCTGTTGTCATTATTGACGAGGCACATAATTTGATCAGTAATATAAAAAATAATCTCAATAATAAGACGGCTACAACAAATCGATTATATAAATTACTAATGAGTGCTCAAGATGTACGCATTGTTCTTCTATCAGGAACACCTGTGGTCAACCATCCGTTTGAAATGGCCATTATTTATAATATTTTAAGGGGAAATATAAATACATGGGAGATGGAACTCAGTTCAAAGAAAGATATTACGTCTTCGGGCATCGAAAATATACTCGACAAAAATGGGTTGAATTATTACGATTTCATCGACTATTCAAGATCAACACATAAACTACAGATAACGAAGAATCCGTTTGGTTTCGTGAACAAAGTCGCCGGAAATGAGAAGAAAGTGAAAGGAGGTTTCCGTGTTCCTAACGCGTCTACTTTAAAAGTAAAACCTGTTCATACTCGGCTCACTCGAAAACGCAACGAAATTGTGGGCGGAAGCCAATCCAATTATGCCGGAGTGAAATTCGACCCTTCCCATGTGCCATCCGAAAAGGATTTTATATCGAGAGTGGTAAAAACATTAGAGACAAACGAATTTACGGTTACTATGGATAAGAAAAAACAACCAGTCACATATCTCGCTTTGCCGAACTCCGAAAATGAGTTTACCAATAAATTCGTAAAATTGAACGATGCATCTGGTACGGGAGATATTCTGAATCGAGATACGCTACATAAACGTATTCTCGGCCTAACGTCTTATTTCAGAAGTCCGAAAGAAGGTATGCTTCCTGATTTTATTTATACTGAGGATGGCGAAGAATATCATAATGTTTTCGTCGAAATGAGCGATACTCAATTTGAATCTTATGTGAGTTTACGGACAGAAGAACGGAACCTCGAATCAAAGGCGAAAAAACGGGAAAAAATTCAACTGCAAAAAGCAAATGGACAGAATAATCATGAGATTTTAAAATCTTCCGGAAACTACCGTTCGTCAACGCGACAAGTATGTAATTATGCCGTACCTACAAACCCGGGGAGACCTAAGAATATCGAAACGGAGTTGGCAGATGGGGAAGAAGACGGCGACGACGAAGAAGGAGGAGAAGAATTACCGGAAAAAGATAAAAATGAAAATAGAAAAGAGAACAAGAAAAGGTATGTCCAAGATATTACGAGAGTTACACAGGTGATGCGAGATAAGAAAAATGAATTCTTTTCAGATGAAGCATTGGCAATCAACAGCCCAAAATTCAAAGAAATGATTAGTCGTATTTTTGATGAGAAACATAAAGGTCCACATCTAGTGTACAGTGATTTCTTGAACATGGAAGGTATAGAGTTTTTTAAAATTGCGCTTGAAACGCGTGGGATGAGAGAACTCAAGATTGAAAAATCGGGAAATGGTGGGTATAGATTAAAAGGATTCGACAATCTGGAAAACGCAGGAGATCTTTGTTACATTACATATACTGGAGAAGGAGAAGCAGAAGAGAGAGATATGTTGCGAAATATATACAATTCTGATTGGAAGCTCGTTCCGGATGAAATATCGGATCGACTAAGAAAAATAAGCGATACAAATAAATACGGAAATATTGTCAAAGTTATCATGATCACGAGAGCAGGCGCAGAAGGTATTAATCTGAAAAATACTCGTTTTGTACATATCATGGAGCCTTATTGGCATAAAACAAGAATCGACCAAGTCGTCGGCAGAGCACGTCGTATCGGAAGCCATCTTGACTTGGAACCGGAATTGAGGAATGTCCAAGTTTTTCAATATATTAGTGTTTTTTCTGAAAAACAAAAGGCCGGAGGAAATAAATACATTGAAATTATGCAGAATGATATTAGTAAAATCGACGGTAAATCGCCAGTTACTACGGATCAATATTTGTACGAACTATCTTTAATGAAGCAGCGTCTCATTGACCAATTTTTGGAAGTAATTAAAGAATCTGCAGTAGATTGCAGAGTATATCGGTCGATCCGGAAAAATGAAGATTTGGTTTGCTATGGTAGTACTAAAGAACACACAGTTGAATTTTCAAGTCACCCACAACTACAATGGGATATCGATAATAAACCAGTCACGCCACCGAAGAAACAAATTCCTATTCCAAAGCCTAAAAACTATGCACCGAAACCCAAGACTGATCTACCACCTGCGACAAAGCCATCTGAACCGCCTGCGACAAAGCCATCTGAACCGCCTGCGACAAAGCCATCTGAACCGCCTACGACAAAGCCATCTGAACCGCCTACGACAAAGCCATCTGAACCGGCACCAAAGAAAAAGGCGGCAGCCACGAAACCAAAAGAACCCAAGAAAAAGACGGCGGTTGCGAAACCAAAAGACAAACCGGCGGAACCACTTTTCAAGCTTGATTTTATCAATGACGAAATGACTACTGATATGTATGACGAGGATATTGTATTTTGTTTCTATTCGAAATCTGCACATCTTAAGCCAGGGAAAGGTGCCGGTGAAAAAATCCCAGACAACAAAGTATCGGAATATAGCGAACTAGCAAAAATAAAAGACTGGCGTAAAATGTTGTCGAATTTTTATGTCAAGGCATTCGAATTGGACGGGAAACGATGGAATAGCGTAGAACATTATTATCAGGGTTCTAAATTTAAAAAGGAGAATCCCGAGTATTATAACAAGTTTTCATTAGATAGCAAAAGCGACATTTGCGAGGACCCTGCCTTGGCAAAGACGGCTGGAGGAAAGAACAATAAACAAAAAGTCAAAGCAGATTCGGATTTTTTCAGTACAAATCGTGTGAATGAAGAAATGTACGCGGCATTAGTCGCCAAGTTTAAAGACGAAGAACTTTCGAAAATGTTACGTGAAACTAAACAGGCTAAATTGATGCACACTGTTTTAAGGCAGACAGAAAAAGTATTTTTTCAACATTTAATTGTCATACGTAGTGGTTTATTAAACAAATAAAGGGTTGAGAATAAGACAAAATGAAATATTATTTCAATATATAAATGTCCAACACTCGTAAAAAACGAGTTTCACACGTGTATTTGCGGGCACATAAAAGACCTTGGAAAGTTACCTATCGCAATAGAAATGGTGAGAAAACCATAAAAATATTAAAAAACGGAACAAGGAAAAACAAATTGTTGAAACAAATAGCAAAGGATAATTTACATATTTATGGTATTAATAATTTAACAGATAATCAAATACATTTTTATAAAAGAAAAGATTTGCTCTAGAATCATTTATCCCATTTCGAATCTTCAATGGGACAAATCAAGTCAAATCGATTACTTCATTGTCATTTAAGCGCAGAGGAACCGGAAGGATATAAGGTTTCAAATGATTGAAACATCCCGGGCATTTCACTACTCTTTTGTGGAATGGCTTGTTCACTAAACTTACATTCTTCGTTTCGTCGTGTTCTTCGTTTCTTTTTCCAAGTATGGGAGTTTCGTCGAACCAGCATGATATGCAACTTCTATGTGTTTTACAGACCACTCCACCATATCCTCCACCACACATTTTTTCATTTGGTAGTAATGTAAGTTCGCACCGGCAACATATATGTTCAGTCATTTTCCTGATAATTATGGTTACTGTATAAAATAACTGGTCATTAATCAATTTTTTATTTTTGTTGTTACATTTCCATTAATAGTCGTCGAAGGTATCGAAGTCGATTCGTTTCAAGTTTGACAAAAAACCATCAAATGATGAAATACTACTCCGCATTTTTATTAAAGATACGGGGTTGTGATATTGCGTTAGGTATTCCTCGTATTGTTTTGATATAGTATTGTACACCCATGTAACACCTATATCCCTCGACGGAGATCCTGTGAAACAGAGCTTAATCATACTATTTTGAAATTCCCATTGGATTTCGCACCAACTCCACCCGTTTACACAAGCGTATTTAAGTGTTAAAACGTTTTTCAAGTATTCTTGAGCTGCGTACGGAAGTGCAGTAAACGCGTCAGGAACGATATCCAAATCGATATCGAATAATGCCAGCGACATATATTTATACATTAAATCATCTTGACCTTTATTATGTTTCTACTGTTTTTTTCTAAAAATTGTGTCAACTGCAATAATTGAATTTTAACTTGATCATTTGAATTGACTTATAATGATAATAAAAATATAAAATGTGCGAATATACTATAAAAATGGAGTTATTAGAAGGAATTTATCAAAATGAACTAATAGGAATGGCGGGATTGTTGGTGGATCTCACCCCATCAAACGGTGAACAAAGACGTGTAGTGAGTTTCGGTAGAATTCCAGTGGGAAGCCACGTTGCTGTCGGAAACCACCACGGCATATTCATCGGAGAAGGTAAAATAATTCATTTCACAGGTACTGACAAAACGAATTCAGTGATCAGCGAAATCACGGATGAAGAGTTTATGGGAGAGAGTATAACATTCTTCTTGATCAACTACGTGAATGACAACTCAGATAGACTCGCCATAACAGTAAGAGTGGCTAAACTTCTCGAACAACGCATTCGTAACCAAGATGGAATATATAACGCATTTTCTTGTAAATGTGAGGCATTCCCTGTGTTTTGCAGAACTGGATCATTAAGGTTAGAAGACCCCATAGATTATCAACACCGCATTTTTCCCCCATCTAAAATTAAAGATATATCGTCATCTTCATTCTGGACAGGTCTAATCCGAGAGAAAAAATAGCCCCGGTACCTTGTGGGTTCTTTAAAAAATTGAATGTTTGTTTTTTCGAGATTATTATGAACCAAATACAATCGAAATGAATAATACTCCGAATCTTTACCAAGAGATTTGCGGGATTCATTCGATTTCATATGACTCTTCTCGAAATTGTGAGATGATTTGTCCAATTGAATTATTGCGTTTAATGAATGAGTTTCCGTATGAAAAGGTTTCAGACGACATGATTCAACATTGTTTAACCTTGCAGTCATTTACAGATTTGACAATAGACCACAAAGGAGATGAAACATCTTCCGAAGAACATGCCAAAAGAATAGCGTCCCTTATTCATTTAATTCAACAAGGGGTACACATCAAACCAGTTCATTTGTACATAAACGCGCGAGTGAACGAAATAGAAGATGGATGGCATCGTTTTCGAGCACATTTATATTTAAATCAATATATGCCAATACAATTGCATTCACCCGAATAATAACTTTACTTGTACTCCACATTCAGAACCATCATTCCCATTTTTACGGTTGGTCTTCCCTAACGCGTACGCTGACATGAGAGGTCCCACGGGTCTTGTGCTACGGTTATAGAGTCCTCACTTTATGTAACCGAAAATTAATTTAAAGTCAATACTTGATTGTATGCACAATCGAAATGTCATCTAGGCAACATGCCTTAGATGTTACTTTGGGAAGCACGGTTCTTGTCGGATTATATGTGACTGATTTAAAGCCACTAGTTGATTGTATGTCTAGTTGGATACCATCTAGACAAAACGTATTTAGTCTTACTTTGGGAAGCGCCGTTCTGGTCGGGTTATGTGCGACAGGTATGCGCTCATATAACGTTTGGCGTCGATTCGCCTTGCAGAATTTGCAAAATGTGAAAGACGAACGTCATTTGCTAGAACGTACTATTGCGGAAGAATGCCCAATTTCCACTCTTTTTCCCTTTCAGCACCAGCATTTGCACGAATCATTGCAAACCATTATTCCATCCGTTCCCTTGTTGGTTTTATGTCGTCTCATCATTGGTAGTGCTCAACCATGGTACTATCGCTTTCTATTCGGGGAGCATTTAATCGATGTAGAAAATCGTGATGCATGGTCTACACTTGTATACATTCTTAATGGGCACGTGAAACTTCCGGTTAATCTTTTTGGGGTAATAGAATCGACAACAATGGCTGTTTACCAGCGCACATGTCATCATATGTTGTTAATATTGCGCTTGACTAATGATGATATAATCATGACATGCTGTGCCGAAACGATACGATTGATTATTGACACAATTGACATTCATTTGGAACCAAATGAACGTATGACCTTTTTGCGTTTAGATCCCGTAACTGCATATAAGCTGCGTACACTAAAAAATCATGTTGTACATGGCGAGATCGTTTTTCAACGTTATGAGATTATGAGAAATCGTTAAGCAACAACGTTTACTTTATTTATATATTGTTATGGATCTTTCATTTATTGGGTGGTTCTCAATGGAGTATAACCTGAACAATAACAACTTAGATGCAAAATAAATATAAATAAAATTAGGTATTTTTTGCATAGTAAGATAATAATGGAAATTCAAAATAATATCTTGACAATGCAAACTATTCAGATTTCTCCCATTCGGAATCTGTTTAGTGCTCTCAAAGATTTGGTCCCGGATATCACCATGATTGTCGACAAAACGGGATTGAAAATCATTAATTTTGATAAAAACCATACGACGCTTGTTGCAGTAAAGGTTTTGTTTGAAAAACATACGTGTATTCCAGATAAGATTGTAGTATGTGCGAATTCTCTCCATTTATTCAAACTTATATCGAATACATCAAATGATGACTTGTTTAGTATGTATATCGACAAGGAGGATTATCATGATGGTAGTGTTTCCCATCTCGGGTTACAGTATGATAATGGCAAAATTAGCCAGTGTAATAATTATAAACTCCGGTTGTATGAACCCGAGGATGACGAACTCGAGGTTCCCGAGGTGAATTATTCGGCTATTATTCATATGCCAAGCGCGGGGTTTCAAAAGATTGTGAGAGATTTGACTGGATTGTCTGATCGGATCAAAATCGAATCCGTAGGCGATGATTTGATATTCTCATGTGTCGGACCTTTTGCGAAATCGCGTATTTTCCGTACAGAAAAAAAGGCAGATACTGGAGAATTAGATGACAAGATCGATGCCATTAAATTTCGTAAAAAGCCGGATCCTTCCGTGGTAATGTGTGGTGAATTCCCTTTGAAGTCTCTTAATAATTTCATCAAATGCACCCCTTTGTCACAACATTTGGAGATTTATTTGGAAAATAACCTGCCGCTTATTGTGAAATATGATATCGGTGCGAATATGGGCGATATTCGTCTTTGCTTGTCTCCTTTGCCACCAGCAAGCAATAGTTCATAGGGAAATAAAATATATAATGGACAACAACTCAGATCAAACATTCATAAAAGTCGACAACAACAAAATGATAAATGAAAAATGTATAATCTGGGTAAGTAAAATGAACGAATGTTTAGAAATTTGTACAAAAACAACCGGATGCAGTCGCAATCTTACAATGAAGGATACACATACATTATGTAAATTAAATAACCCAGAGAGTTACGATAAACTTAATAAATCGTTTGAGTAAGCTTCGATATAAATATATGAGTTGATATATTTATAAATAAAACATGAACAGAATTGCGAAATCCTTTTATCTCCCTAGAGTTTCTGTCAATCTTACAAAGGTCGACATTGCGAATCGGTTTATTTTGTACGGACAAATATGCCGTATAGATTTATGCAGAGATGATGGAGTTGTAGGGGACGTTTTTATTCATTTTTATGATTTTAATGAGGATATCGAAGATGGATATTTGGTTTTCCAGCATGAACAATCTCTCCCCGCATATTTGCGCGTTACGGATGACTATTCTATTCAAGTCCTTCCGTATAAATCGGTCAATACTCACATTTATTTTTAATTCAATGAATCAAATCTTTCGATTTTCTTTCAGCCGAGCTAAGTAATTGAATTCATCGAAATCAGAAGAAAGAAAAATATTCACGATTTCTGCTGGAGAATAAAACAAGGATTGGATCATGCGGATATCCTCCTCTGTTATTTTCTTTTTGAAAAAATGTACATGCATTTCTTGTAGAATATCGTGACTTACATTTGCCATTTCGTAACCAATATCGATTCTTCCTGGACGTACTAACGCTGGATCTAATTGACTGTAAAAATTAGAGGTGATGACGATTATCCGTCCCGGAGTTTCTCTCACACCATCCCATAAGTTCAGAAAATCGTCCAACGTAATCGGATCTAAAAACGAGGGTAATATTTCAGTAAGTAATTTGTCATTTTCTTTTGTATTCACTGTACATTCTTTTTTCTCGAGTTTCTCTCGTTCTTTTTCCCGAAGAATTATCTCGCGGTTTTTTACAACATCTCCAATACAATCGATATCTTCAAACACAATAATCTTTTTGTCAAACGATTTGCTCCCAGAATCATTTAATCTAGAATAAGTATCTTCGAAAAATATCGTTTTCAATTGAGAAACGGTCTTGATTTGCTTGAGGGGAATGATGACGATATCTCTCTGTGTTTTATTAGCGAGAGCTTTTATAAAGGACGTTTTTCCGGTTCCGGGAGGACCGTGCAAACCTATTCCCAAATTATAGGGGATGCCCATATCATCGTACCAACTCTTATTGTCCATGAAAAAGTCAATCTTTTTCAGTATCTCTGCTTTTCTCTCGAAAAACAAATTGTCAAAGGTACGGTTTGATTTATACTCGTCTTCTTTCCAGCGATCAAACTTTCCCTCGTCTTCTTTAAGAAACACTTTATCCACATTATATATAAATTTTTTTTTATTTCGCCCAGTCTGTATAGATATTTTATAATTCGAGAGAATGTCGTCGAAATATCGCTTGAGTTCAGATAAGGAATGTTTATACGAAAATATTTCAATACTGATATTTTCAATCTGAAAAATATTTTTCTTCGCATCCTCGCAATCTTCCTTGTGATTGACAATGTTTATGAAAATATCGGGGTCGATAAAGAACTCTTTGGTCTGCGAAACAATGAATTGAGACATTGTAGTTCGCCCATTTATATCCACATTTGTGTAATTAGAATATAGTTCCTTGATTTCTGTTATATTCGGGGTGTTTCCGATATTTTTAGTTATATAGTCCAACATGGCATTGAATCCTTCAGAATATGCGGCGGAAATATACAACTCACCATATGATGTGGGATTCGTACAGTTTTTTCCGCAGATTTTTATTTTGTTTGGAACTCTGTAGAAATGGAAAATGTTATACCATATTTCTCGGATATTTATTTTATCGCAGTTATTCACGAACGATACGAAATAACCGAATAACGATATCATTATGGTTGTCAAAATAGTATTCATAATCGGGTTTGTCGTTTTTATATGATCGAAAATAGTCATTTGTACTGTATTATAAAAGTGGTTCATTAAATTACCTTCCATTTGAGTAAAAATAAAATATATCTTTAAGTTAATATTCCGAATTATTTCCCACCGGTTCCCTTATATGTAACACTAGATAAATGAATATAAAGAGATACCGACAGGTATAATATAGATATAATATGTCAGACGTTGTGAAAACAACTGAATTTCGGCGACCTATCGCTACTGACCAACTTCAGTTAAATGACAAATGGGTATTATATCACCATTTACCATCTGAAAAAAATTGGACGTTGTCTGGGTACACTGTCTTATTGAAAGATATTTCAACGGTGAATAGTGTAATTGCGGTTAAAAACTATCTACCTGAAAATATGATTAAATATTCCATGCTATTTTTGATGCGGCATGAAATTTCACCCTTGTGGGAAGATCCGAGAAATCGAAATGGAGGTTGTTTTTCCTACAAGATTTTCAATAAACACGTCGAACAAGTATGGCGAGATTTAATGTGTGCTTTGTGCGGCGAGACACTATGTGATGCAAAATTTTGCAATAATATAAATGGAATTACCATTTCTCCTAAAAAAAACTTTTGTATTATTAAAATTTGGATGAGCTCGAAAGAGTTTCAAGATCCGAATATTATACGCCCAGTTGAAAATTTAACAAAACACGGTTCGGTATTCAAAAGTCACAGCGATTTTTGAGTGTAAAAATTAATATAAACAAGTACTAATTTTTTTTGCGTTTATCAAAGCTATTTTTTATGTCCCGGTAAATAATATATTCAAATGTTTGTGTATTTGTTGATTTGTTCTGATAATTCAACTTATATAGGAGCAACGGTCAATTTGGAACGCCGTCTGCGGCAACATAATAAAGAGATCACTGGAGGTGCGACGCGAACCGGATCGAAAGTAAATAAAGGATTACGTTGGAATCGTGTCTGCTATATTTCTCAATTCCCAGATTGGCAATCGACATTGCAATTTGAATGGAGGTGGAAACATATATCCAGACAATACCCGAGCAAAATGCTCCCTTTGGATAGACGCATGGAAGCACTAGTGCAATTGTTATCTTTAGAACAATCGACATCAAAAGCGGTTCCGTTCAAAGAATGGAAAAGTAAACCAATGATACATGTAGAAGAAGAGTTTGTCGATAAATGCGCCGTGTTTTTAACCTCATGTGAGAACCTACCCTATGAAATTGAGGACGCCGTTATAGCTGAACAAAATATTGTCTAAACTGGTTTTTGCATGAAACTTACCTTTTTCGAGAAAATGTCTACCATAGATTTCAAAGGATCCGATGTACTTATGCTTGCGGGCGTTTCTGTAGATGGTGGTGTTTCTACTGTTTCGTCCGGGATAGTAGTAGATTCTTCGGTTGAAGAAGGTTCTTCTTGGACGGTTTCTGATGTTTTCACTAATTTTTTTCCTTTAGTTTTCCGTTTCATTGTTTCTTTTCCTTTTTTTCCCTTTTTTTTCCCTCTTCTTAAATATTTGGTTCTACATTGCGGTTTGTTTTTTCTGGTCACTAATTTACAAGGGTGGGTACACGTTTTTTTCCGAGGCGGAAGATAAGTACAAGCACTTGGCATAGACATTTATTTATATATAGTATATAGTATAAATTAATATCTAGTTGTCTATACTAATCACTTTATAATCGTTCTCGTGAATCACCACAAAATTGTTCGCAGTCAGTTTCGTTTTATGGATATGTCCATCTAATATATTCAATTTGTAGTCAAGATCAAACTCGAACGTAACATTCTGCATTTTCAGCAAATAAAAAACAAACCCGACACTGAAAATTTCATTGTTGCATATCATGAACTGTTTAGGAACAGCCAATTCGATAGTATGTTTCATTTTCGGATGTGTGTACTCGATGAACAAAAACTCAACCTTCGACTTTTTCTTTCCGGTTTCTTTCATAAACTCTTCAATTTTCGCAAATTTACGGTGTATGTTGTTCAACATGGAGTAGCAGTAAAAATAAGATATCTCTTCGTCGTTTAATTTACCGATCCATAAACTGTCGATGATGTTATGATTCTCAATCGTTTCCATTTTATTGTCCACGTTTTCCGGATTTGAAAAATCAAGCACGGCTTGAGGGAAAACCGTAATCGGAAAGTTTGTGGAAACGGCGTGTTGTTTTGAATAGTAAACTGAAATTTCTTTACTTAATCTATGTTCGAATAGATCGAATATCTTATAATATTCTGGGAATTCTATATTACAATCAAGTGGTTCGTGATAATATAATTGACCAATCCAAGTCCCGAGTGTATTACGATAAAAGTGATACACGAAATCAAAAACAAAAAAACACGTATTCCACGTTTCTTTACAAATCCGCTTATACATATTTTCCCAGATATTGCCCATAAAAAAGAAATATATAAATATACTTTCCTGTATATTTATATTGTTGTTTACCGTATAATGGAAAAGATAAAAGATTATTTAAAAATCGGCGTATCTACATTCGTCACCTCTTCCATAAACTCCTGAGGGGATGGATACACATTTCATCCGCTTCTTCAAAGTCACGTGAAAGATTTCTTCGGTTGAGGCTCTTGTTTATTCTTGATTTCTTTAGCGATAATAACTTTGACTTCATAATATGCTAGTACCCATTATTTTTGCTAAATAAGTATTTTACGCGAGTCGTTTTTTGAAAGACTATGAAATACAAATATACGTATATTATATTTAGGCATGAAGACATTTATACATGAAGGAGCAACGGAGACCAAGGATTATCCCGGCGTAGGAAAATATGTAGGGAGCATTGATGCGAATGGTAATAGGCAAAGTACTAGCCTGTTTGATGCTGGTATAATGACGTATAAAAATGGGAATGTGTTTGAAGGTTTCTGGAAAAATGATAAAGCTACTGGCCTTGGCGTAATGACATATAATAATGGCGATAAATATGGCGGAAGTTGGGTTGATGGTAAGAGACAAGGTGAAGGCAAAATGAAATACAATAAAGAAGACGGTCGTTTTTATAACGGGAATTGGTTACAAGATAAGAAACGAGGACAAGGTACAATGACCTATCCTGACGGTAGCAAGTATATGGGTCAATGGATTGATGATAAGAGAAATGGACCGGGCGCAATTCAATATAAGAATAATGACGTGTATAACGGAGATTGGGTTGATGATAAGAGAAAAGATGGACATGGCACAATGGTATATAATAATGGTGACGAGTATCAGGGAAACTTCGTAGATGAGAAGAGAAATGGAGAGGGTGTAATTGCATATAAAAATGATGACCAGTATCAGGGAGCATGGGTTGATGATATGAGACAAGGCAAAGGTGTAATATTCTATTCGAATAATGGTAGAGATAATGATAGAGATAATGGTAGAGATAATGGTAGAGATAATGATAGAGATAATGGTAGAGATAATGGTAGAGATAATGATAGAGATAGAGATAATGGTAGATATGAGGGAAATTGGTTTCAGGACAAGATACAAGGCGAAGGCGCCATGATCTATCCCGATGGTAGTACGTATATAGGAAATTGGGTTGATGGTAAACGGCACGGAGAAGGTGTATTGTACGACCATAATCGTGTGGTGGAATATCGAGGAAATTGGAAGAATGATGAAAAGCATACAACAAGCGCTCATGGAAACACTCCAACCGCATCATCACTTCCACAAATGTCTATGTTTGATCTACCATCTAAAGTGATGGACATTGAAAACGATAATTACAGTTTACCTCTAAGTCAAATTGACGGAAACCAAAAGGATACACCCGTTGTGTTTTTGGTCGGCAAAGATTTGTATGTGTTCACGGCGAACCTTATTCGAAAAGTATTAGAAGACAATACCAGTATATTGTACGACTGCGTACCGAATGACCAAGGTGACTATGAAACAAAAAAAGACGTGCCATATTTCAACTTGCGGAGACTTTTCATGATGGATGGATTAGTACCGCTCAAGCTTTTGCGAAAAACATTGGTTCCAAGTATGAAAAAGACTGTGCGTGTGTGGCTTTCGGTCACACATAAACTCAACAGTATCGTACAGAACAAAACACTACAGCTTTCCGCGAAAAAAAAGAATATCAAAGAATTACTACAGGACAATAAGTTACCTCCCATTATATACACATTTGTTCCTACTGAGAAGAAGTTAAGTCGTATGATGTCGAAAGCAGTTGCTGCAAGCGAGTTAGATTCTGCTATCGGCGGGTTTCATTGCCAAGACCAGGGAGGAACACAATGGACAGTATATAAAATAGTCCAAGTTACAAAAGGCCGAAAAAATACACCAAAAACACTCAAAAAATACCCAAACTCGGCAAGATCGGCAAGCAAATCAAGTAAAAGAACCGCCAGAAAAAGATCCGTCAAAAAATCGGCACCATAGATACATATGTTTTACACCTTTTCTCATTTAAAATGCCCATTATTCTTCCATTTTGATTTTTGAATTGAGACATATAATAGTGGCGTGATTTGTAGAACATTGTATACAAAATAATCTTGTTTTAAGTAAACCTTCTATTATTTGGTGATATTTATCTTCCTCATTTATCGGTGGCGATTTTATTCCAGAAGACAAATAATCTTTTGCGAAAGATTTATCACAATTATAATAAGAACACTTAAAAAATTCTCCTTTATTCTCCATTATTGTAATAAATAACATAAAAATATATTTATATTATTTTTGGCGTTTTAAATATCTAATACTACCGAGTTTTTATCGGAATTATTCCGACGTTTTCTCACCCTCTTAGGTAGAGTTGCATTATTCATGTCTCTCAGTGAAGTCACACTGATCATTGAATCGTCTCCATTTACATCGTCAAGTTGATTTTGAATAGGTGCTTGTTTCTGCTTCAGGCCTGACAACAACTGATCGATATTCGCCATCGGAGGACCCGTCATTTCTGGCCTGGTCGATTTCGCTTGCTGGGATTCGGAGAAATTACTAGTACCTTTGCTTGCGGCAAGATCGGGACGTGAAGTATATTGCATTCCTGGACGACTTTGTGGTGGCAAGTTTTTCGTTTCCATGGGAGCGGGTGGTGGACCATAAGACGTATTTACTTTTTCCGGAGGATTCAACATGGTTTTTGCGAAATCAAAAACCGAATTTTCTTTACTCATGGTGTTTACCGCTGCACCTTGAAACATTTTCATTAGTTCTGGACTCTGTTTGATCACGTCTCCAAATTCGGGAGAAGCAGAACTCAACATTTTATTGCTCATATTTACTACTGCCGCAGAAAATCCTACGCGAAGCAATAAGGAGATTTCCGGGGCCATTTTACCTCCCTTGTATTTTTCATGCAATTCCGCAAAGATCTCGTCATAACTATCTAAATCTTCACTCACTTGTTCACCCCATCCGTCTAGATTCAAATCAAATGGGTTTATTAATGCGTTTCCGTACTCCAAGGTATTGATTACAGTGGTAAACCACCAGCCTTGCAACTTGATCGCGTCTTTTTTCCGTTTTTCTTCCAAAGCCCCTTCATACTCGTCTTCCACTTCATCATATGCAGAATTCATATCAAATTGTGTTCCATTTGAAAATTTACCCTTTTCGCGCCATTCTTCTAGTTTCTTGATCATCATTCTTTTCTTTCGCCGTTTCTCTCGATCATTCAATTGTGTTGGTTGTGCGGGAATTTCTCCGTTCACTTTGGAAAACCCATCCCATGTTCTTGAATCCGATGTACCTGTATCTTTTGTCTGCTGGCCTAGAGGATTTGTATCTGTGTTTGAATTTTTATCTGACGCTGGAGGGGTTTTATTAAAACCGAATAGATTTGAAAATCCCATTCCACTTAATCCACTTAGTTGTTTTGTTTCAGAAGAAGAGGAAGATTGTTCCGATGATAAATTGTTCAATTCGGCTTCTAAATTATCCAATTCTCCTAAATCCACCTTTGAAGACGAACTCTTCTTTTTGTCATTCATCAAGAATTCAAGCCCCCCACCGAAATTTACTGCATTGTCTCTTGAAGAAGGAACAGACGCCGATGAAATATTATTTAAATCAATATCGATCACTTCCATTTATGGTTAAGTGATATACTTTATTTTTATATCTGTCGCATTATTCATTAATTTTTGTTTCAATGAACCATAATCCTTGTAAAAACGAATCTGCTAAATCATCTTTTTTAGTTGGGTGCGTCTCTAAAATATGACTCCATTGAGGAAACCGTGTTGCCAAAATCGTCCGGCATATTTCGACGCTATCTTTTTTATGTGCTTTGTAGTCGTTTTTTTTATCAGCCATTTGTTCTTTCGTCAGGAAATGATTTAGTTTATTCGATGACGAAACATACACAATATTTGGACACTTTCGCATGATGAATTCTTGGGTCAACATTCCTTGGATCGTTTTCATTCGATTTGCAATAGGAGATATTTGATTCTCTATAATGACATGAGTCGCCTTGTCGAAAAGCGGGGTCTTGGAACAACACGCGTGCAATTGTTTCCCAATCGTGATTAAATCGATTTTGCTAGCACTTGTTTTCTTCTTCGTTTCGATAATTGTCCAATGCTGTTTCTGCAAGTGCTCGTAAAGTTCCAAGACATATTTTTCCTTGTTTATTTTTTCAGTAGAAGAATACATATTTTCAGCTCCCAATGCCTTCAGACTCACCAATGGCATCTTTTTCAACTGAGGTAGAGAAAATAGTTTTGTTGGGAGTTTAAGCGTTTTACTCAGTTTTGCATGAGATTCGCATGCGAAAACATCGTCCTTTTTATATTTCGCAATCTTTGCACATATTTTCGTCGTTTTACTCTTTAGGGCGTGATTACATCGACATGGCTCCATTTTAGGGTCACTGTCTCCTACAGTCAAATCAAACAACGACCAATCCGCAAGACCGATGACCTTGTTTCCAGATAATTCAAAGGCGCAATACGCCATGTTTTTAATCCCAACATCGAAGCTTACAATCAAAGACATTTATTATAATATCATATTTTGTTTATAATTCTATTTATACATTACAAATTCATACATGCAAAATGGTGCGCCTTGACACGTGTCGGGGTGCCAAAAGTCTTCGAGATAATGGAAAAATGTCCCATCATCTTTCGCAATGAAAATCAGCCTCTTTCCTGTTTCTTTTATGTCTATATGGACACTCGTTCTTGTTTTCGATCTAAAATACTTTATTCGTCTACTTGAAAACAAGATTTCGAACATCTTAAATTCTTGGCTTGTTTTATCGATCATTTGATTTATATTCTAGTTTGAAAATCGAGAGAAAAAATTGACGGAAACCCCGTCTTAATCGAATAAATGTATCTCTCTAAGAAATCACTAGACTATGGCCCTTAATATTTTGCACGACAGGCTCCCTGCCGAACTTGTAAGACTCATTTGCAGTTTCGATCCTACGTACCACGGCATCGTGAAATCTGAGGAATTTAAAAAGGCATTGTTCCTGACTACATTAAGTCGATCCTGTTATAAACCAGTGTGGACAAATAGTATTGTCGAAACAATACTATTTTATGCAGCCAACGACGGATTCGAATGGGGCAATGAATGGGGAGGAGTTTTCGAACAAGTGGGAGGATATAACCCATTTTATTGGCAGTTCTTCGACCCGTCCCGTTTCAGATTGATTTACGAGTGCGGAAACAGTTACATGAAGTTCAAGATTGTGCCGAACCTCGCTGATGTCTCCGACGACGATTTTCTGATTTGCAGCGACGTGTTTGACGGAATCATATGCGATGACATTTTTCACAACCAGCTACTTAATCTCGATAAAAAACAAAGGCAAAGATACATCAACTGCACATCCGTGTGGGAAGACCAGAGTCGACTTACCTTGAGGGATTTGGAGTATTTGGACGAACACCAGGAAAGAGGATCGCCCTATTATATTTGGTTTTGTATGTATTGACGAAAATACACTAGACGTAGAATTTAGAAACGATTTTGTAAAACCTAACCCAACGCTTAAATAAAAACATTTTACACATTTTTTTATTTAATATGCCCAGTTTTATACAAAATTATTTGCAATTGATTATTATATAATGTATATTATTTCAGGTGCGAGTTTTCAGATCATTACCATCTCTTTTTTCGTATATATATTCGTCAACCTTTTTGAAAATATGATTCACTATAACATTGGTAGATTTAGTAATAAAGAAACGATACTCGAATTGCCCAGTAAAAAAGATTTTATAAAAATGGTGGCAGTCATGTTCGTATTCGCTTTGCTACAAGGTATTTTGACCAGTTATTTTAATAAATATATTAAAACATAAAAAAAATAGAAATGGCGTTATTTTACTTCTGAATGTTGAATAATTTTCCCCAATTCTTCATTATATCTTCTTGCGTCATAGACGGTATGACTTGATTTGCATGCAACTGCTCTCTTGACATGTACATTTGTTTCAAATCGCTGGTATTAACACGTGTAACCGGTTCCCCAATACCAATCCTTCCCTGCATTCCAGAGTCGACCTGTTTATTTTCATTTCGTATGAAATATCCAACGTCATTGCAAGATTGTTTAAAGTTGTGATTCTTGATTTCCTCGGAATTTTCTACTAAATATTTTCGGTACTGCCAATTCGAATGGATGTTGTTTTCGGTACGAATGAGTTCGTCGACTACTGCACCTGGTTGCCATGAAGAGTGTACGGATCTCCCGTCGTTCATTATGGGTGGGAAATTCATATACTTGTTATTAGACTGGTATGCTAAATTAGGAGTCCTTAATTCTGGATAAGCGTCGTTGAAAGATGAAGCTCCTTTGGAAAACATGTGTATATACATATGTACTAATTATTTTTTCAAAAACAATTAACTTATTTCGCTTTCAGAGTCGCTTAGCATTTTCAGCAAATCTAGTTTTTTCATTTTAGAAGGATCTGCAGAAAGACCTTTACTAATCACGAGGGTTCGCAACATTTGTACACTCATTTTTTTATATGAATTCTTATCATCGTTGTGAATCGCTAACGAAAACACTTCAGACTGCAAATCTGCGTCTGGTACAACCACTTCTAAAACATCCAACACTTCACTGGTTGTTTCTAAATGAATCGGTTCTTCTACTTTTAGTTCATCCAATTTTATTTCTTCCTCGAGCGATTCGTTATCGATATCTTTCTCTTTTTCATTCTCATTCTCATCGACATCATCGTCGTGATCATTCTCATCGTCATCATTCTCATCGTCATCATCATCGTCACTATCACTTTCGCTTTCCGCAATCTCAATTATTTCGACAGAATTATTGTAGTCCGGTGACCTGAAGAAAACATTCGGAATCATACTGTGCATGTGCATTTCTTCCATGGGAGGAGCAGGAGGGGGAGAATATGTGTTTTGCGCAACAACCATTTGTTTTACCTGGCTTATTTTGGCGACAATCGTTGTACACATATCTGCTAGTGCATTGTTTTTCTTTTCAAGTGTACTGATCCGTGTTTTGAAATGAAATGCCATAAAAAACAACAATAAAAACGTAATTCCTAAACTGACAAAAAAGAAACAATCGACTAATTGAAACATTATTGATTTAGTTTATATACCGAAAATAATGAACTCTTCCGAACGCATCATCTATGCGAATTTTTGTTTCATAAACCTATATTATAGAACAAATGAATAGTTTAGAAGAATCTTTGCCTCCTCGGAAAAACGAAAGTCCCTTGGAAAAGATTGCAAATAGTTTACTTACAAAAGAATCTCCGACAGTGGCCTATTCTCAAACACAACAACAAAATCAACAAAGCCTTCCGTCTTTAGACTGGAAAACTATTATTATTGTCGTACTTATTTTTCTCATGGTTCTCATGTATTTAGGTATTAACTTTCTTAATATTTTTGGTGACGGGCTTCAAAGTATCGTCAATGTCACAAATCCAGCGGTTACTAAAATATTGGCCGCTTTCGGATATACTGCCGGCGAATCGATAAATCAAACTGCAGGAATAGCGTCTGACACTATAGTGACCGGAGTAGAAGTAGCAGAAGGGGTAGTGAAGAATATCGGGAATCTCTTGATCGACGCGAGTGAAGAAGCGGACCCGGGGAATCGTCTACATACACAGGTTGAAAATAAAAAACCGCATTACCGAGACGAACCATCTGCCGACACTAGTGAAAATCCAATTCAGAATCCTATTTTCTCAGGAAAAAGAAACTGGTGTTTGGTCGGAGAACATCAATTCAAAAGAGGATGTGTTTCCATTTCTGAAAGCGACAAATGTCTTTCGGGACAAGTTTTTCCAAACCAACAAATGTGCTTGAATCCTACATTTTCCAAAAATTAAGTGAATTTATACGTCGCTAATATCCGTCAGATCACTAGTGATATCCCATTTTTCATATAATTCTTCGGATTCGGTACTAAACAATCGTCTGAATAAACGAATACAATAATAATAAACTCCAGAAGTCATGTTATAGTATATATCTAATCGTATTCATATTATTTGTACAGTGATATCTGCTGGATTTATTACACATTTTAAAGTGGAATCCATATATTTGATCGATGTACTAAAATTTGAAAACTGGTATTGTAGTTTATAAATATAGCCATCGACTGTCGGTAACCGAGAGATAATTGTAGAGGCGAGAGTGGTAGAAGATGTCGACGAGGGAAAACATGTGCTACTGATTTGTTTTTGCTGAATAATCTCCGTTTCCGAGAAAAATATTTTCAAATGGTCACTATTTATAAAATTCGGAGTCACGATGACAGAACTCGAAATGTCCGGAAAAGTCATTGCCGCGTTCAATTTAAAAGAAGTTACAGATGATGGTATATTTTCATATATTTGTAAATATCCTATCGTAACCGGCACATCCATTATGAAAAGATTTGTATTGTTGTATACTGTACTGAAATTGAAATTCAACTCGATAACCTGTCCTTCTAATTTATGGAAACGGAACGAAATAATATCTTCAGTCGGAAGAATCCCCACCGTTAAATTTCGCGGGATATAATTATACAGGGGTACGGTATCGTCATATGTCAGCACAATTACCGGGCCTGGAATATTCGACGAAGATGATTTCGTTGGAGTGGAAATGCAATCATTTGCACTACTTCTTCGACTTGCAGAACTTGATGCAGTAGCAAGTATTGCGAATTGCTGATTCGAACTCGTTTTGCCATTATTATTTTGATATTTGAGTATTTCAATTTTCCTTCGCATATCCAATTGTCGTTTGGTGATGCCTGTCTCTACATTATTTTCGTTTCTATATGGACTGATCAATTGCAATCGAACGGGTGGAACGGGATTTATCTGTTTTTGTCTTTTCTGTTCAATCATTTGACATATTGCAAAATTTGACATTTTTTGATTTTAATATACATTGATCTAGTACATTAAAATATTACCTTCCTGCATTTTTATACCATACATTTGATAAAAAGGAGGAAGTTCCAGACTTATTTTGGCCATCTGTCGACAGAGAGCTCGAATTTAAATTGGGGCCTCGAATAACAATATTGTTTATTTCGAAAACATTCATGGCATAACTGTAATATTGTAGTGTCGATATACTACCGAGCATCCCCCCAATGCTCACATTGAGATAATTGTGTTTCGGTAATGAAGGAAGTTCTTTGCGAACACTCACTACACCGTTCATATAAATATCTACAATCTTATTCTGTAAACGTATAGCCACATGAAACCATTTATTATGCGGAATATTTTTGACTACTATCTTTTCAGGTTCAGTTTTTGCCACACAATCTATGATAACTTCTAAACAAGTAAATCCACTCACGTCGGTGTACGTGTAAAGTCCCGGACCATTCGCGGTTTTATAACCAATGGGGTTGGTTGATGTAGGTGTAAATGGTGCCGGTATTCCATCTCCCTTTGTAAAAATCAGTTTTCTTTTGGCATCGCTGAAAGTCGCAGCGTCAGTTACAGTCTGATTATCTTTCATGTATAGCCATGTCGACCAAGTATACTCTGCTCCTCCTTGTTTATTATTTGACCGCTGGATGATCTTTCCATCTTTGTTCCCGGGGTCTTGTGATATGCTTAATATAGTAGCGCCGTCTATTTTCCCGTCGACTAAAACAGGATTCGTGCTTGATTTCATGAAGAATCCGATAATCCGCATTCCAATATTCAAAAGGACCATGAACACAATCAATACAAAAATAATGAATACGAATTTCGCTAAAAAGCCATTTGTATCCAAGAATTCTTTTCCCGCATCAACGACTCCTTTTTGAGAAAACTCGTCTAGAGAATTTTTTAACCCCTTGGTTGCATTGCCAATACTTTCTGATATAGCTTTCCCGGTATCTTGAAATAATTCGGACGGTCTTTCTCTTAAATCCTTAGTTGAATCTTTTAATTTTTCAATCATATTTTGTGGATTGAAACTCATGATTCACCCTTTGTATATATTGTCTAAGATATTTTTATCTTTTACGATATAACTAGTTAAGGAAGATCTGGAAAAGTGATTCTGCTCTGCTCGGTTGAGTCTTTCGATAAAATGAGATTGACACCAAATCGTTTCAAAAAATTATACAAGGGATTTCCTCCATTTCCAGCCATATATTTATCCCAAGCTACGCTGGGGTTTATAACACCGGGTATACGTTCGAACTTGGCGATGAAAATATTTTTGTTCGTGCCTTCTTTGATCGATGATGTTGAAGTGGGTTTGATCGTGGCGATTGATTGCGATTTGATCAATTTACCGTCTAGATAAGAATCAACTCCTAATCCAGTGACACTTAAAACAACACACGACCATCTTTCTAAAGGGAAATTATCTGTGATTATTGTGGTAACAGTCTTAGTAGGTGACGTGGTAACTGCATAACTCAATGTCCCCGCAGAATCCAGTTGCAATAACAATTTTGTGGAATCGATACTATAAATTGGCGTAGATGATGCTGGAAATTTGGTCACGTAGAGCCAGATCAATATATGATAGTTGTCGGCAGTTGGGTCTAGAAGAGTAGATAGTTTTGTTTCGACACCCGCTAAAGATCGATACGATGCCAACTCTGTTTTACCTTGCGTAAAAAACACATATAAAATATACAAAAGAATCACTAAAATGACTCCTAAAACCACAAAAGTATAATTCATTGATATATAATCATGTATTTTTTGTTTTCAAATATTTTCACTTAAGGAGGAAATGCGATCTCAGCTTTAACCTTATTATCTTTTGTGAATTGAACAGCAACTCCATACTCAGAGAACATTTTCGACATGAAGTTTCCACCGTTTCCTGCCGAGTACAAATTCCAAGCTGTCGCTGGATCCATAGTCATCGGTTGTCTTTCCATCGCACCAATGAAAATATTATTTTCCAGTCTCTCGATTTCCTCAATCACGGAAAGTTTAGTGGTAGGTTTGAGTGAGGTGGGTTCTTTTTGAGATTTCACCAGTTTTCCATCTAAATAGCAATCCACTACACGGTTACTTTCAACGCTAAGAATTAAGTAACACCATTTTTGCAGAGGAAAACTAGTAGTTAGTATTCTTTCTTGTGAGTTCGCTGTATAAGAAAGAGTGCCGTATCGGCTTAATTTGACTCCGAATATATTATCCCCACCGGCAGTTGTTTTGAAATTAAATAAATTATCGTCGACGTCTTTGTCTTTTGTTGCTCTAAACTCTTCTACATAAATCCAATACGAAATGTAATAATTCGGAGAGCCAGGTTTGTCTACTGTCGTGAATGACATGAAACTTTGTTCAAGAGGGGTTGCACTTGTTCCTAAAAGTCTCGCTTTTCCAAGACTCGTTTTTTTGCTGTTAAAATACGAATATAAGAAATATAAAACAATAACCAAAATAACACTCAATATTACAACTGAATATTCCATCTTATATTTTACTATATCTTTCCACAAGATTTGTTAAATCGGAGGATTTCGCAAATAATATAAATTATAAGCAAACGCGATTTGTTCGGGGGTCATTGGTTTTTGATACGCGTTTATGTTGCAAATCGCACCAACAATCGTATCTTTGTCTTCTCCAATTATCATATTGTCTGCATCATTTAATGACGGAGCGTCGTCGCCGGCAAGCGTAACTGATCTCGCTAATTTTCCGTTCAAAAATAAGTCACATCGGTTACTGAAATAGTTGAAAACTACATGATTCCATTTTTGGACTGGCAAGGCAACTGAATAAGATGTATCTTTTCCTTTATCGCTAAATACAAACAAATATTCGTTGTCATGTTTATAATACACTCCTGGCTTCCCAACTTGGGTGTTTTCTTCTGAAGAAAATTGAAAAATGGTATGTTTTTCATTTTCCATCAGTTCGCTTGTGGCATTTACACTTATCCACATGGAAAATGCATATTGACGATTTCTCTGCGGCATTTCGATATTTCCGTTTATAAGTCTTGTATTTGCTAAGGCTTTGTTATTAATAAAATGTTTCATTATGTACCTGCACCCGTCTAGCGGTTTTCTATGATTCAAGAATAGGGGCGATTTCAATACTTGTAAACTGTTCTCGGTCGAAAGTTTACGAAATAAATACGGGATCAAGAAATACAAACCGACAAGCATTACTTCGATGGCTAATAAATAATAAACGACAAATGGAGTCATCTGGAGTTCTTTCAGTAAAAATCCCAAATAATCACTCACCAAACAAGGTATGTAAAAAATGAATTGCATGATAAATCCCATATATCCTTTTTGTTGGTACGACTTGTTAATGAAAATACGGTGAATCACGGACAACCCGACGATGATGGCACAAACCAGAATCATTTTGAGAAAATATGCGATGAGAAATGACACTTCTTTCGAATATCCCGGGTATACCGGGTAGTCTGTGAAAAAGAAACTTTTGGTTATATTTAGAGCGTTTGTTCCGAACAATCTTTTGTTAAATATAATTAATAAAACACTACATACTAAAATTCCCATAGCCCAATACACTCCCTTATTTTTCAGTTCAAAAAACATCAGACCGCACCCTGCTAAAATGATTACTACAAATGATATTATATAACCCATGAAACTTTTACCCATTGCTTGTTTATCGTTTGCCATTATCGCCATGAAAATAACCACAAACAAAGTGAACGTGACCATGAAAACTATCTGAATTATACTACGCGGAATTACTGGGATAACCGATTTTATTTCGGGGATTATTACATCGCTTAATAGTTCTCTAGCTCTATTCATATTTTCCCCTATACATTATCTCTTTTTTCTTTTCGCGCATTATTATCATCATTTATTTATTTCTCTCGAAGTGATCTTCCAGTCGCCGGATATACATCTAAACGTCGTCGAAGCGATTTGTTGTTAACCATTTCAATCACACTCCAAAACAATATATTAGATTGTTTTGGGGTGTTGTTATTTTGTTTGTAAGTTATATCGGTGGAAAGAAAAAACGGTAGTTAGTTCATCATTTAGACGCCTATAAGTTTTCTATTGTGGTTTTGCGTCCATGACAATCTCGACAAAGGGCAACCAGATTGTCTATATTATTACTTCCACCATATTCTAATCGGATTTTATGATCGACTTCGTACCATGCGGAAAGCTGTTCTTCGCAATCTCCACATTTCCAATTCTGACTGGATGCAACAAATTTCTTTTTGGTTTCACTTACCGATCGTTTTGTTGCTTTTTTGCCACCAGCCATGGTGACTGGTTCGGAAAATTCCGGTACGGCCGTTGGTTTGAACATATCCAGAACGGAAAATGACTTTCCCGATGCCGTGTTCCCGTAAGGCATATTCTGCGAGTAAGATTGTTTCGATGTAAAATCCAATATGGGAGAAATGATACTACTCGTATTTTTATCTACTGGTAAATATTTCAGGTATTCGTTCGAGTGCTCTATAATTCTCGACGCGCGTTTTGGATCTTTTTTCAGAAGCCAGAAAAGAGTACATGCGCCTAAGAAAATCGCGCCCATGTGATAGTATTTTTTATAAGAAAGTATTCTCGTGAGGAATTTCCCGTCTGTATAAACGTTTCCTATCCATACACCGGCTACAATAATTAACAGGAGTTCCCATCTCATCTTTATAATTTACTTATATATTTGAGTATAATGCCAAACAACGAAAAAACTCAGAACCAAAATGACCCCCAAAGTTATAAATCTTTTTTTGATACCTTTATTTTCAGAAAGGATATATTGTTTCGGTAGATACTCTTGGTAATATTCGTCCATGTGCTGAAGGTACGTTTTTTCAGGTTCCCCGACAAATGCATTCAACCGGTTATTCACTGTATGTACCCAAAATGTAAACGAATCTTTGTTGTCTAAATAAGGAGTTACTGGAAATTGGTCTAAGATTCTACTAAAATGGTTAGAGCAGTCTGTGTTTGGAATAAATAACGGTAAATTCTGTATGAAATCGTAATATTTGCGCTTAGTAACTGTATTTGGTATGTCGGGGTAGGTATGTGCTACAGTGAATAAAAAAAACCACATACGAGGGAGCCATATTTTTTGATTCAATTCTTTCATTTACAGCATAGACAGACAAAAAAATCTCATTTCCGCAAAACAATGTAAATACAAGATATCAAAGTTTATAAGGACGATTAATAATTATACCCATAAAATAAATGAAAAATATGAAAAATGAAGGATTCTGCAACAACTGCGGGAAAAAAGGACATCTATTTCATCAGTGTAAAATGCCCATTACTAGTGTTGGAATTATTGCGTTTCGGAAATGTCCTAAAAGCTCAGATTATGAATATCTGATGATACGGCGGAAAGATACACTCGGTTACCTGGATTTCATGCGAGGTAAATACTCTGTATATCAAAAGTCTTATATTATGAACATGATTAAACAAATGACCCATGCCGAAAAAGAATTGCTAAGACAAAAATACTACCATATTCGGGCCATTGGAAATATCAACGCGAAAGACAAGACGAATATACTGATTATGGGTATTGAACATAATGGCGAAGAATACGATTTACTATCCTTACTGAACGAGAGCGAAAAATATGGTACCTGGATCGAAGCAGAATGGGGATTTCCAAAGGGACGTCGAAACTCGAACGAAAATGATTACGATTGTGCGGTCCGGGAATTCACTGAAGAAACTGGTTATTCTGCATCTCTTCTGAATAATATTCGGAATATGGTTCCGGTGGAAGAAGTGTTTACTGGATCAAACTACAACTCATACAAACACAAATATTATTTAATGTTTATAGATTACGATGCTACTGCAAACCAATGCTCTTTTCAGAAATCAGAAGTTGGTGAAATGAAATGGAAAACAGCGGAAGAAGGATTATCCACAATTCGACCTTATAATTTAGAAAAGTTACACATGCTACAAAAGTTGGATAAATGTTTAAAGAGTATTGAAATGGTATGTATAGATTTAGGGACTTTATAAACACACGAAAAACCGAGATAAAATCTACAAATACTATAAAGGAATATGCAACAACCTCAAACAAAAGAAGATTGTCCTGAGGGAACACAATGGGTCGAAGAAATTGAGAAATGTCTGAACCCTCAGGAAATGGAAATGTATTTACGAATAAAAGCAGATATCGAAAATAAGAAGCGAGGAAAACCGAAAGCAAACGGAACTAAAAAGAAGAATGCTTCCCCTGGAAAAAATTCTACCGAGAAAAAACGAACAAAATGCGAAAATGGCAAGCGGTGGGTCGAAGCGGCCGGAATGTGCATGACAGAATCCGAAAAAAAAGAGTTTGAAAAACAAAGGAAGGAAGAAAAGAAGAATCTGAAGACACAAAAAAAGGCGGAAACATCTCCGCAAAATAACAAGACCAAACCCAAAAGATGCGAAAAAGGCAAACGGTGGGTTTCTGCAGCAGAGAAGTGCATGACAGAACCTGAAAAACAGGCATTTCTGAAAGACGAGAAAAAGAAGAAGAAAAACGAAAAAGAGGCTGTTAAGACACAACGAAATAAACTTGAAGATGAAGACAGTGATGACGATTCCGAAACTAGTGAAAAGGTTGAAGAAAAGGTTGAAGAAAAGGTTGAGGAAAAGATTGAGGAAAAGGTTGAGGAAAAGATTGAAGAAAAGGTTGAAGAAAAGGTTGAAGAAAAGATTGAGGAAAAGATTGAAGAAAAGGTTGAAGAAAAGGTTGAAGAAAAGGTTGAAGAAAAGGTTGAAGAAAAGGTTGAAGAAAAGGTAAAACCTCAGGAAACTCTCATGGAATCGCTTTCAAAACTATTCGCTGTAAAAGAAAATACGTCACCTGCTACACCGTCACCTGCTACACCACCACCTGCTACACCGCCACCTGCTACATCGCCGTCACCTTCTACATCGCCGTCACCTTCTACATCGCCGTCACCTGTTATACCGGCTTTGGCCTTGAATAACATTAAATCGCAGGAAACAAAACCTACACAAAAAACCAAGATGCCTGAACGGGACATTTCTCCCGACATGGAAGGAGATGAAGTCCCCGATTTTCCGACGGAAATACCCAAAGAAGCCAAGATTGAAAACACGCCCCAAACCCCTGTACTTGAAACTAAATCTAAACCTGAACTGAATCCCGACTCATCTCCAGACGTAGTGAATACATCTAATGTTTTTTATCCTGACCAAGAAGACCCGGAATTCAATATTAAATTAGCCGCGAAAAAAGAATTTCGCGATCTAACAAAAACCGAAGACACACGAAAAAAGAACGTGGAGGAATTCGCAAATAGCGAATGTTCCGCAGGGTTCCAAATCCTTCCTCATCAGCAATTTGTAAAAAATTTCATTTCAGTACACACTCCTTTCAATAGTTTGTTACTATATCATGAATTAGGAACTGGAAAAACATGTAGTGCGATTGGAGTAGCAGAAGAGCTTAGGCGATATATGAAACGTTCCGGGATTATCAAAAAAACGATTGTTGTCGGGAATCATAATGTGTTATCGAATTTCAGATTACAACTATTTGATCCCACCAAACTAAAAGATCCTGGGAAACAGGGGTTATGGACATTAGATACATGTGTGGGGAGTTCTCTATTGGAAGAAGTGAACGAATTCCACTACGACGGAAAAACGAGAGAACAAGTAACGAAACAAATCAACCATATTATCGACACTTATTATGACTTTGTTGGTTACCGTAAATTGGCTAATCTGATTGAATCGAAACTCGACGACATTGATATTAAAAAAGTCCACGATGTCCTAGAAACAGATTCTGATAAAATTCGCAGAAAGAAATTATTAGAAATCAGTCGTGTGAAAAAAGTTTTCGAAAACACTCTATTTATCATCGACGAGGCCCATAATATTCTACAGCGTGACGAAAATAAGAAAAAACGTGCGGCGAAAATGCTGATTAAACTCGCAAAATATTGCGATAACCTTAAATTTTTACTTCTCACAGCGACGCCCATGTACAATTCACATCAGGAAATGATATGGCTTGTAAACCTGATGAATACAAACGACAATCGGCAAGTAATAAAACCTTCCGATGTTTTCCAGCAAAATGGTGACTTTGTTCCAGGGAAAGAAGAAAACGGAAAAGTTATCCAGGAAGACGGAAGAACTTTATTGAAACGTAAACTTATAGGATATGTTTCTTATGTTCGAGGAGAAAACCCCTATGTGTTTCCGTTTAGAATTTATCCGTCATTTTTCGCAGAATCGCCAGATAACTTGATGTCAGGTATCGAGTATCCGAAGTCAGTCATGACAAGCGTTTCATTAAATGGCCAGAAAGTGAATCATTTGGATTTATTTGTGAATCGTTTCGCGAAATACCAAACCATTATTTACAAACACCTTATCGAATATACAGTGGCACAAAAGAAAAGATTACCGAATTTCGAAGAATCTTCTGCCTTTACAATAAAGTTGTTATTACCACTAATTAGTACGACAAACATGACATATCCTAATGAAACAGTGTCTGCCATGGATGAAAATACCTCTGGAAAAATCGACGAACACGTTCTAGCAACGTGTCATGGTACCAAAGGGTTAGACAACATGTTGATTCGGGAGGAAACCCAGACAACCGATGAAAAATCGGCATATGTGCGTTTCAAGTACAAACCAAATACGTTGGCAGTTTATAAACGTATATTCCAAGAACCACAGCTATCATTATATAGCGCGAAAATTGCCAAAATTCTCGAATGTGTCAAGAAATCAACGGGAATTGTTCTTATATACTCGAATTTCCTGGATGGTGGATTAATCCCGATGGCTCTTGCCTTGGAAGAGATGGGCGTTGAACGATATTGCAGAAAAGAATACATGCCCTCGACTATGATGGATATTGCCGGAAAGGAACCACAAGAAGTCATAAAAGGGAAATATATCATGATTACAGGAAGTCTAACATATAGTCCGTCTAATAAAGAAGATATCGAGCAGGCAGTAAACGAACAAAACATTCATGGTGATGTGATTCGTGTAGTTTTAGTCAGCGGCGCCGGATCAGAAGGAATTGACTTGAAAAATGTCAGACAGGTTCATATTATGGAACCCTGGTATAATTTAAATCGTCTCGAACAAGTAATTGGAAGAGCGGTAAGAAATAAAAGTCACTGTGCGCTTCCGTTTAAGGAGAGAAATGTGGAAATTTATATGCATACTTCGTATTTAAATGAAGTTGAAGAAACGGTGGATATGTACCTATATCGGATTGCCGAGAGAAAATCTGTACAAATTGGAGTTCTGTCGAGAATACTCAAGGAAACCGCTGTAGATTGCCTGATCAATAACAACGAAACTCAAAATTATACGGAAGAATATCTAAATACAATAGTTTCTCTCACAACTGCGAGTGGGAAGACAATTGACTTTAAAATTGGGGATAAACCATTTTCTCATAATTGTGACTATATGGAAAAGTGTGATTATGATTGCAGTCCTAAAGTCGATGTGAAGAATATAACCGAAGACAAAACCACATATAATACCGATCATTTACAAGCAAATCATCACAATATCGTGAAACGTATTAGACAATTGTTTCGAGACAGGGTTTTTTACAAGACCGAGGAAATCGTTCATAATATAAACATCGGTCGTCCATATTTAAGGGAGGAAATTTATTACACTCTAGAATACATGATAGAAAACCATAATATCTGGCTAGTCAATAATGGCAGACTGGGTTACTTGATTGAATCTAAAAATACGTTTGCCTTCCAGCCTTCCGAATTTACCGATTTACAGGCTTCTATTCATGAACGAAAAATTCCAGTGGATGTCAAAAGAAACCGGATTTATTATAATCTACCAACCGACGGCACACAGGTACAGTTCGAAAAAGAAAAAGAAGAAGTGAATCCGACAGTAAAACAACCGAAATCTCTACCCCAAAAAGGATTATTGTCCACAGGAAAGACTACTGAAATAGTAGTGAATACAAAATCGGATGAATTGAATGTGTTTCGAGAGAAATTCGTCTTTTTATCGAAAGAACCCCGGAGAATATTCAAACGCAATATTGATAAAAAGGAAGATACTTGGTATGTTTGCGCACCATTGGCCATGAAATCAATGGTTTTGAATCACGGTGCGTCCCTTATACAAGTAGCATTCTATTGTGTATCCCATATAATCGAGACACTGCCGTTCAATAAAAAAATGACTTTTATAACCATGTTATTTAAAAACTCGGATGATTTCGTAATGATTGATCTTCCGGAAGAATTATCGAGCATTACTGACATGGACGACCAAACTACATTGGTTTGCATTAAATATTACTTCCAGAGCAAAATATATTTCCCGAAGAAAACCGGCGAGGTCCCTCAATTGCTAATATGCCAGGGAACGGAAAACAAACACTTTATCTTTACTGAAAATAATGTATGGGAAGAGGCGGGGATTTCTATGATAGAAAGGCACTCTTATATCAAAGAATTCCCTCGATCTTTTGATCGAAGAGATGACATACAATTTCGAATCAAGCAAGATTTTATGGATTTGGATTTCAAAGAGAGTGATTCATGTGTGATTGGGTTCATGGGACTATCTGGGAAAACGGAACATGACGGGTTCGATTTTAAAATCAAAAACGTATTGAATCCGAGTTTCAATAATAAGGGAGAAATATGTTCCAATAAAATAAAAAGTAAATTGCTTTCGGCATTAAACGATACCCTCGTGAGTATTCCCAGCGAATTTGTTTATGATGGGTATACGATTAAAGGAATAGAGTTTGAAACGCGAGAATTTGTTTGTTTATACGAGCTTTTACTAAGACACCTGGATGCAACAACTAATCTCCTTTGGTTCATGTCGATGGAAGAAGTGGTTGAATGTAATTTTCCCAACTTGATTTACGTTGTGAAACGGAATGGCCATTTAGGAGACAACGTTTTGGTGGAAAAAACAAAAAATTGATTCGAAAATTATATAAACCTATAATCCATATAGTTTCAAAACATGAATAAGAATAATAAGAAATCCGACGGCAAAAATCAACGAAAGAGCGTTGACACTGCCAAACCTAAACCAGTATACCAAGAACGTTTATATATTGTCAACCTTTTAGAAATGAACGTGGTATTGTACCCTAATGAAATTGGGCAAACGAGAACACGGGAAAATTTAAAAATGAGTATCGTTAAAAAAATAGAAGGGAAATGCACGGAAGAAGGGTATATCAGACCCGGATCAGTCGAGGTTAAACAATACTCGGCTGGAATCGTAAAAGGGGATATGGTCGAATTCACTGTAGTTTTCCAATGTTATTCTTCGAATCCAGTCGAAGGGACAATTATCGAGTGTGTGATCAAAAGTATCACCAAAGCAGGTATCCACGCGGAAGCTCGGGATTCATACGGAAATGTTCCTATTACGGTTTTCATTGCAAGAGACCATTTTGTCGAACAAAAGGCATATCAGGAAATTACAGAAACATCTCTTGACACAAAGGTGTTTGTAAAGGTCATTGGTACGAGATTCGAATTGAACGATGACTGTGTCGAAATATTAGGGGAACTTATACAAATAGAAAACAACATAAACAAAAATTGATTATTTCAATAAAAATGACGGACCCTACCTCTCCATCATCTGATGAAATCCAAAAAATGGTAGACAAGATAGGTACGCTAGATACTTGCCACCATATCGCGATTGCTTCCATTCTTAAAGAAGAAGGAAATGTAAAGATAAACGAAAATCAAAGCGGATTGATGGTGAACATGTCTTTGGTTTCAGCAGAGGTTGTTTTGAAAATTCAACGTTTTTTGGATTTTATAACTAAACAAGAGTCGCAACTGAAAGATTTAGAGGACATGAAAGAAGAGTGTAAACTCATGTTTTGAATCTGCTTAAATACTACTATATGGTTTACATAGAGCAGTAAAACAAATGACAATCAGTTTTTTATTCCCCAAACACGAATCATTTGAAATTTTAAATAAATACATGTTTTCTACCGAAAGAAAACGATATATAGACAACTTGCTGAGTTGTGATCAAAGTAAGGACGAACCTGAAAAAATATCGCCCCCTGAAATTGTCACTATCGTCAATGACATCGTCCCTATTTTCGATTGGAAAAATAAAATTCAATCGCGAACGGTTCATGCAAAACATATCCAAGATTCTT